CTAGTCCCTACAACATAACCAAGATTTGTTGCAGTTCCAGGAGGACTTGCCCACGATCCATCTGCTCTTAAATAATTAACAGTCCCACCACCTGAGGCACCTGTCAAGCCTGCATCGTTACTACTAAATAAAGGCAATACAGCATTTGTACCTGTGTCAGAAGCGACTGTTCTTGTGCCGGTGATGTAGGAAAGATTAGTCGTTCCGGTGAAATTAGCAGAAGTGGAAATAGCAATATTTGCTGTACCATCAAAACTAGCTGATCCTGTAAGATCTCCAGTAAGGCTAATAGTCCGAGCAGTTGATAATTTATCTGCACTATCAGCATTGCCAATTAGTGAAGCGGTGATATTTCTTGCAGCAAAATCACCTGATCCATCACGAGCAACAATTGCGTTGCCGGAGTTCAAATTGGTAGCAGTTGTTGCCGCATTGGCTACTTTACCAGACGTTGATATTGTTGCAAGGTAAGTATCTGTAATTTGATTACCTTGCCACGTACCATTACTAATAGTTCCTACACTAGTCAAACTTGATCCAGTTACTCCACTAGCTAACGAAGTTTGATTTAATACCTCGGAACCATTGATGTAATAGGCTTTTCCTGAAGCAAGATCTAGATTCTCACTTGACGTCCATGAATCGCTGCTATTTAACCAATTAAATGTTTTATCTGTTGATCCTTTAAGTGTAATCCCGCCACCATCTGCGGTTGTATCGGTTGGTGTTGATACTACACCTAGCTGAATATTATTATCTTTGACAGTAACAATGTTTGCGTTTAGCGATATTGTAGATCCTGTTACAGCTAAGTTACCAGCAACGCTTACATTACTATCAAATGTACCTATACCTGTGACGTTTAACGTTCCAGGTACATCAATATTTGATGCCCACTCAACACCATTTCCTGCTGCATTAGTTTGTAACAACTGATAAGAAGTACCATCAGCTAATTTGCTTACTGCAATCTCAGCTGTTCCACTGATATCTGCATTTACAATGCTGCCGTCAACAATGTTTGTGGAACTGACAGTAACATTATTTGGCAAAGCTCCCGCAGCAATATCACTAGTTGCTACCCCTCCAGCTATTCCCGATGATGTAATAGTTACACCTGACGGTAATGCACCAGTGCCTAGCTTGCTTAATGTGATTGCGGCAGTCGAACTGATGTCCGCATCTACAATTGTTCCATTAACAATATTCGAACTAGCAACTGTGATGCCTGCAGGTAATGTACCTGTGGCTAGCTTAGATAGAGCAATGGCTGCACTATTACTTACATCTGAATTCTGAATTGTCCCATCAGCAATCATGGTACTTGTGATAGTACCTGTATCTCCTGTAGATACAATCGTACCTGTAGTATCTGGCAGAGATAAAGTCCTGTCAGCAGTAGGTTCAATAACAGTTAATTGAGTTTCATGCGCATCTGCGTTTGCTCCCTCAAACACAACCTTACCGTTGTTTAGGAATACATCTGATGCGTTTAGGTTTAAGCCTGCATTTAGGACAAGATTGCCCGTCATTGTATCGCCATTTGAATTTACATAGCGATCATCTAGTGTCCCACTTTGATGATTTAGATTTGTAGGATCTGGAATTATTGTTACATCAAATTTTTCGGTACTAGCATCTACCCATTGCGTTGTGCTGCCATTGTTGTAGTAGTAGTAAAGCCTATTGTCATCAGTATCAAAATATAGATTGCCTGCTTCTAGTCCTGCTGGAGGTGTTGAGGCTGCTTGAATTGTTGCCTCATATCCGGTAAATGCAAGGTTATCTTTACCTGCAATTCGTACAATATTGCCATCACTATTTTTGATAAAGATAGCCGGATCACTAGCATTAAAGTTAACAGCTATTTCACCATCCAGCATGTTAGGAGCTGTTGGTTGTTTTGCTGATCCACTATCTAATACATTAGAGTGCTTTAATTGAATCTTCATCGAAAACGCCCTAGACTATCTTCTTAATATTCTTATTTTAACTGTTCTGTTAAGTGCTTTCTTCGCCAAACATCTTCGTTAAATTCGAATGGATCTGATCTTGCAATACTTTCCCAAGCATGTGTTGATATGTCATTAGCAATTTAGTTGTATCTTTTAGGCTTTTCTGCAGTACCCCAACGTCTTTGCATGATTCGATGTCATCAGTAATTACTCGTAGAGATAGAACTTTCTCTAGTGGCAGCTCATAATCTTCCGACTTAAACATAGCAATCTATCCTTAACTCTTATTTTTCAGGATAACGTATATCGTTATTGTTTGCTTTCAAATACTAAGTATGCGGTCTTGGTTGGATCTAAGTTAAGACCTTTGGATAATGCAAATACAATTTCCGATATTGAGATACCAGTACGTCTATACGAACGATCAAAGTTGTCATAACTATCTTGTATTTCTCTAGACATCTTTTCTTCAAACCCCTCTCTTGCTTCTAGTGTTGGATATTTGTTAGGCTCGATTACCTTTATGTCTTCATTGAACATTGTTGCAATTGTGTGCTTGCAAAGCTTGAAGCTTAATCGATGAGATTCTGATTCCCAACTACTGACCTTACCCGCTGCTAATGATTGTCCTGCGATTCCATAGTCATCTTGTCCCTGTGCAGTAGGCAATGGATATCTTTTTTGCCTATTTGTTTTTCTTGTATCCTCATTCTGATTTGCTTGAGGCATACTCAACATAGACTGTGAATGGTTTGGACAGCTGCATGAGTACATGTCTGCTGGAAGTAACGTAGCACCAACTGTAAACACTTCATCCATCCATGGATTGACATCGGTATCTAGGTTTGTCCACTTAGTATCAGTTGTGTATGACTTAGTAAAGCTGTTGTCTGAGAATACTAATGTAGTCCCATTTGTTAGATCTGGATATAAATTGATCTCTGAAAAATATGGTTGAGCTTCAAATATAAAATTACCGTTTACAATATCTGACTTTTGTACTACAAAGGGCAAGATCGAATAAGAAATGTCTTGTACTTTTGGTGATATGAAATCACCAGTTATGTATATTCCTGGGAAAAACTTTTGATAATCAGACTTTCTAAATATGTATGATCCGTCAATAGTAATAGATGCATTAGTCGTGCTAAATACTGTTGGCAGTGCAGTTAGATCTAGCATCGCTGGAGGGAGTGCGTTCACACCTTGATCTAGTCCAACCAATGTTTGACTTGTTTCTGTCTCTCGCATTGAAAATTCAAAGAACCGATCATCATCTGTGTAAGCTGAACTATCAAGTGACGCAATTGACTTTTCAATAAAGAAGTTGTCTACATAAATTACTTTGCCATCAAGCAAACTGGGATTGCTCAAGATGTCTACTGGAGCTTGTTGCGGTTTGTCCTTATAGTTGATACCTTGGTTTGGTACAAAACTTCCTGTATTATCACTAACAATTACATCTGCAATTGGTATGCTTACGTTTACAGTTGTTTTACTTTGAGTAAAACTTACTATCTTTTCTAATTCTGTCGATAACGTTTTGCCTTTATATAAACTTGGTAAACCCTCTGATGTCAATACTCTTTTTAAAGTTGCTTCAGTTTTACCATTTTGAGACAGTAGTCCATCAGCTATCCTGTCACCAATCATTTGAGGAAGTAAGTCTCTATGAGTAGTATCTGGATTTATAGTTACGTATATTTCTCCGTTTGCTTTGTTTGTTGGATATACAAGTGGGTCGTTTTGAATACTGACAATTGTTCCTAACGATTTTGCTTCTTGTGATTTTTTAACAACGTAATACGTATTGGTATCAGCATTGGCTGTGGGATACTCATATCCTGTGTAGGTATTGTCGATCTCGTACGGCTTTCCTTTGTATAGCGTTGAATTAATTATTGCATCCTTAAATGGGCTGTTAGTGACTGACTTTGGAAGACCTGGATCGTAGCTAGTATCTTTGACTTTTAGGTTTTCCCATGCAGCACGATTATAAATTTCAAAGCCTTTTCTCCACTTTACCCAATCACTATCAAGGTTCCATTTTTCAATAACAGTACGTTGCACAATGGATCCGTACTGACGATTACCTGGATAATATCCAGCAGCGCCAGTACCTTTGCCTTTATCTAATCGTCCAAAGCCTTTAAATGCAAATGACTCTGAACTTCCAAAGCCGTTCTGCTTTCTTGGCATCAATAGAATCCGCCGTGCACTCCAAGCAATGGAGCAGTGGTTGCAGTATCGTTTGCACTCTGTTTCTTAACAGCTGCCCATAGTGCTTTACCTTTAGGAATATAAAGTGCTTGGAACTGTGTACCAATCACAATACTAGAATCTATAGAACCAATTCCTGGTACTGGATTTAGTACATACGGCATTCCACCATATACCGTTTTAGATCCTTCAGTTGTAGCTCCATTGAAGGTTCCAAGAAATGCAGCTTGCGATGGAATTAGAATATCCTTCACAGTTGCCAGATACATGTTGACTGTATAAGCAGTCGTGGTCTGCCTTGCAAGCGTATAGATCTCACCAAGGATGGCACCATCATTTGTGGTGCAATCAACGATCAGCTTAGCTCCGTTTGAACCACCAATGGTGATAACAGATGTTTGCTCAACTGTTGCACCGGCAAGGTCAACAATATTGTGTAATACATTATCAACCAGTAACGGTTGCTTGTTAGTAGATGTAGAAGCCATTATGCATTACCTTTGTTTGATTTACCTTTCTTGGCGATAGTTGTTTTAGTACTACCAGGGACCATTGCCATTGGGTCAGGCATCATTGCTGGCTGACCAGTTAGGCCCATGGCACTCTGTGGTTTACCCAGCATTGCTGGATGTGAGTTGATACCAACTGAAGCCATGTACTCTTGTGGTGCAAACATCGTTTGATTGTTTGTTAATGGTTTTACATCTGTACGTCCAACCATTGATGGGTCAACAGCACCCAATTGGGTTGCATTGACTAGACCTTTGTCCTGATAAGGGAATTTATTTACAGCCATGCCGTTTGGTCCCTGTGGCATTGCACTTAATTGAGGACCAAAGCTAACAACATTGTCTGGATTGTTATTTTGTGTTGTTGGATCACCTGGTGTCACTGACATGTTCATTGACAGCATCGCCCGTTTTGGATCTAGGTTGATTGAATTCTGTTGTGCTTTACTTAGAGCCATTATCAAATCCTCGTAGTTTGTTGACGATCGTTGTTGCCATCGTCTGAATTACCAACAGCATTCCGATACATGGCAAGCTTTTTGTCTAGAGCATCTGAGGCCATATCAGTTTGTTGCTCTGCTTGAGGTTCAGGTTTTTCAAACCTTTCATCAGGCATGGGTTCGCCAGTTGTAATTTGTGGCTGTACTCCTCCTACATAAGGATTACCATCTGCTTGAGCTTGTGCTTGCTTAAGTTTCATCTGATAGTCAGCTTCCTGACTATTCATGGTAATTTTAGGAGCACCGTGTGTATTTACGGCATGCATAATTGTATGGTTTAAATCCTAAGACTATTCTACACTTAACACCAACTTGTGCTGAGCATCATTCGAGTTCCCACAGCAGTATCAGCTGGTCCAGGTACTGCCAAGATAAACTCTGCACCAGCACGTTCAAATGCATAACGACGTACTTCTGGACGTCTGTAGTTTGGTACGTACAAGCTTTCAGCTAAACGGTCAATCTCTCGAAGGTATATCTCTCTAAAGTAATCATCACCTTTCAGTGGATCTGACGTAGAAATTGTCCGATCAACGTCACCAGAAATAATTTCTTGACGTGATGGATTCAAGATCCTGCTTCCATTTGCATCGAAGTAATCATCAGGAATCGCAGCACTTGCTCGCCATGCAATATCACAACGTTTGATGTGATACACAATTTGCTCATACCAGTAGTTATCTGGAATAAGTGCCATCGCCTCTTCTAGGCGGGAACGATCACCAGCAGGAATCTGAGCACCAGCATTAAAGCCTAAGTGAAATCTAGTTTTTGACTTTAGATAATCGTCTAGTTCCATTACGCAGCTCCAGTAATGTTGCTATAGGTATCAGCAAGGACAGATTGCAATTGCTGTGTTTCAGAAGGGGTGAGTGAACCTTCTGTCTGGAGTTTTGCAAGAAGTGTGGCTGCAGGATTGTCTTGCATTGCTGCTACCCTTGCACCTGCTCCAAGTGCTCCACCTAGGATTGCTCCTACCAAACCCCCTGCAAAACGTGGTCCAGGTTTAATAGAAGCTCTTACATTCTGCATACCTGTTTTAGTTACAGGTACTAAGCCTTGACCTTCTGCCAAGCGATCTTTAAGCTTATTGATCAGAAGCCCACCTTGATGAGGAACTTCACCAGCTGCAGCACCCAACAATGCACCTCCACCCATACCTAAGGCTGTGGCAGGAAAAGTGCCCATTTGATTTTGTTGATCTTGCTGCGCTTTAGCTAGTAACGCCTCTTCAATACTAATTGCCATTACTATACTTTGACTTTAATATTACTAGTTTAACTAATAAAGATTAAGTCCTCTTCAATCAATTGATCCCAGTTAACTCTTGGAATATTCTCAAGCTGTTTGAGATTAGCAAAGCGCTCTCCGCTTAGAGACATACGTAGCTCAACAATTTTTTTAGCTGTAGCAAATCCTACGCCTGGTAGACGTTTAGCAATCTGCTCTGCTTGCGCTGCATTCAGATTTAATCGCATATCTTCAATAGGAACAATTGGATCAGGCAATTGCTCTTCAGGTAGCTCTTGCTCTAGTTGTGCAATCTTGACCATCCGACCTTTTTCTCGGTCATAAGGAACAAGTTGATCCAGTGTCATAAACGTGACGTTACCTCCAGCATCTTTAACCATCGCAAATTCTTTATCGTGAGTACTGATAAACTCAACTAGTTTGCCAGTCTTACTATCTTGAAATAACTTTTGATCGGACATATTTTTTGGGGTATTCCTTTTCATATTATAGGCACAAAAAAAGCGCCTCATAAGAGACGCTTGAGTTATCTGATTGTTATTATCAGGTGCCTTGACCAGCTTCAATTCCATAAGGAATGTGAGCGTCGCTTGCATCAGGTGCGGGAGCGGGACGGTAGTAGCAGATCTCGACCAAGATGGCAGAGGGGCTCTTACGGTCTGCACCAGCAGAAGGGTTCTGCTCAGCAGTGAAGTTGGCAGAAGTGATGACTTGAACAGCAGTATCAGCAGAAGTACTGATAGCAGTGCCATTGACAATTCCCAACATTGCGGAGGCAGCACCATCAGCAGGGAAGAACTTGTCAGTTCCTGCAGTCAGGGTTGTTTCACTACCGGTGTTACCAGGAGCGTTGCCGCCTAGGGCTTTGATCTTAATGGTGTTGCCATTAGCAGCAGCTTTTACACCAGGTGCGTTAACTGCTGTGCGATAAACAACGGATCCTTTAGGAATCACGAATGCTTTATCTACACGTGGCTTGTCATCCTGACGAAGATCAGGGGACAGAACCTTCAGGTTGTAGGTGCCAGCCGACAAAACACCACCGGAAAGGGTTCCAGCGTTGTCGGGATCTAGGACGAGTGCACCGACGATGCGGTAAAACTCAACACCTGGGAGAGCCTCAACACCCTGTTCGCGATATGCGTTCAGGTGGGCTACATAATTACCGGGAAAAATTACGGACATAGTTAGTTAGCTCCTATCAATATACGAAAGAGTAACCAACCGTAATGAAATCGCGATTAAGCGTTTCAAAACCGGCAAACAGCGACCAGATCATGATGATGAAACGGCTGAAGTCGTCGTTGTTGTTCAACAGAATCTGTGCGTTGTTACCACCAATACCCACACCCACGGCCTGAGGACCGAAGAAGACAAGTTGCGAAGCTGTGTAATCAGCAGCGCCACCGGCCTCATCAGTTACAACCAGGTTGTAAGTAGTTTCTGGCAGGTTGGTGGACTCGAACCAACGGACACCCTCAAAGAGGAAGCCAGTAGGCATAACGGGCTGACCGGCAACAAAGCCAGCTTGACCGTAAGCAGGACCCATGCCTTGGTAGAAGTTGGCATTAGGTGCTTCACCAGGGTTCATAGGATTAACAATCCCTTGACCTGGATAACGTGCGATTTCGCGGAAGTCGGCGTTCTGACGCAGGTGCATCATTGCGGTCGGATCCACGATGCAACGGTAGTAACCATCAGCGAAGGTAGGAACGTTGCGCTTACGCATGTCCTTGACCACTTCGAGGAGGTCAGTCTTGACATCGAATTTTGCGGACTCGCCAGCGGCGTAAGTCACACCCAGGGTGCCACCAGCACCGCCCTTGGCCTTACCGCCGGGCAGGTAGTAACCACCTTGATCTTTGCTGGCTTGACCAGCAGCTTCTGCCTTCAGCAGTTCGTTTGCGAAGACGCGATCACGCCAACGACGATAGTCATCCAGCAAGGTCAAAGAACCGATGCTTTGGTGGAAGACATTCAGGTTGCCGGTATCAAGCAGCAGACGCTGAGCAGTGATCAGGGTTTCACGAGCCACCTTGAAAGTAGAAGGCTGTGAAGCATCGCGAGAATCAGCAGGGCCGGTGTACTCACGAAGAGTAACGAGCACTTTGTCCTTAACGATGTTGCGTGCGGAGGCGGATCCAAGTGTTTGATCGGCAGTCCGCTCACGGGACTCCTTAGTACCAGGCTTGCCCCAGAAGCGATACCGGTCTAACTGAACAGTTTGACCAGGTTGCTTGGAGAAGTCATGAACAACTACGGGCTCAACTGCCATCTCAATGATGTAGGCAGGATGAGGACGATAAAGTTCTGCACCAAGAAGCTTCGGAAAATCATTATCAATCCACATAGGATCGTAACTCCGTAAGCTAAAAAAGTTATAAGTGACTTCGACTTAGTCACATATAACGATAGTACTTGTTATTGCTATACTTTTAACTATATACCCCAATATTTTGTGGTTATGGAATTTATTGATGATAAAATTTGGACGCCTATTCATCTCTTGCCTGGATATGAGTGCTGTATTGAGTACTATATAAACTCAGTGGGTGAAATTAAAAGCACTAAAGGTAAGTCCGAAAAGCTTCTAAAGCAGCGTAAAAATAAGAATGGATATATGCAGGTTAATCTGACACAAAGGATTGGTCGCAAGAGAACTATCACTGTTACCGTTCACAAGTTAGTAGCCCTTGCATTTTTAAAACCTCCACTAACAATGCCTGGAAGAACAAAAGCTTGCAGTCGTGTAGCGCATGTTGATGGACATAAACATAACAACTCAGCTTGTAATCTTAAATGGACTAAAATAGAAGAAAGTTGTAATAGCAAAAATGGCTGATAGTCTTATTCTTACTGGTGTGAAAGATGTACAAAAACACACCGGCAAGGAACTCTTGCTTACTCGCCCTAAGCGGGGTGGTGATACTCACAAGATCAAAGAATGGTGGCATGGAACAAATGGTGTTCAGTATGTTGACTGCACCATTTTTGATGTGACTGCCAAAGGAGAGAAGATGAAGCTTGCTGTGGCTTCTACAAACGGAACCTTTGTTCGCATCGATCATGATGGTGAATTGAATTTTGCTTTCTATGCCTCACGCAATGTCACTCGTGCTGCTTTATTCACTCAAGAACTTCAGCTTGTAGAGCACTACGTCCTACCTTCTATGAGCGGTGGCAAAGTGATGACTGTCACTCCTCATGGTGCAGTAACCAAGCCTGTATTTGTAATCAAAGAAGCAGTTAAGCCTGCAGCACCTGTTAAAACAAAAGCCACAAA